ATCCGAACATCTTTCCTGAAATCCAGAGAACGTCCTACATATTTTTCTATCGTGTAACACAAATTATCCATTATTTATCCCTTATGCCGAATGTATTGAAAAAAAACAAACAGTATTATCGAGTGTTAATGCACCACCAGAGTTTTGATAAGCATACACTTGAAAATAACCTCCAGTTGTAACTTGTACCCATTTGCCTATCATGATAGAAGTACCAAAACCATTAACAGCTTGTACCTGTTCGTAGAATAAATCAGCTCCATTGTATCTAATATCTACTACCCTGCCACCTGTTGCATTTGACGGATAATACAGTTGTACCTGTACGAATACTTCTGTAACTCCAGCTGGTACAGTCCATTTGTAATTACCTGCCGTATTTGTGTAAGCGGAATAAACGTCAGCTCCTACGGTACTAAAAGCACATAAAACATTTGTAGTATTTGCTATACTTTGACCTGTGCCTAATACAGCAGCAAAAACCTCTCTTAATGCACCTTGTTTAGTAGTATCAGAAGCATGTATATGATCTGCTCTTGCTACAGTAGTTAAAGAACCCACAGAAGCAGTACTATTCATTTTTATATTAGATGCAGATGTTTCAAAATTAACATTAAAAGCTGTGTTGGTTGAAATATCAGTTACATTAGCAGTTCCACTAGTTGCATTACCTTTGTAAGTATATGCTCCTGCTTGTGCTAATTTAGAATTTGTTACAGAATTATTTGCAATAGTCAATGCTCCAGTATTGGAAATAGTCGCATCTCCAGATAAAGCCACATCTGTTGCCACATTAGAACTATTACCCACATAAATATGAGTATTGGTTAAAGCTATCATACCACTACCACCAGCTGAACCATTAGAAGCAGCAGTAATTCTTCCTTTAGCATCTACCGTTAAATTAGTGTTAGTATAGCTACCCACATTACTATTTACTGTGGCTAAAGTAAAGGCTCCAGTATTAGCCAAAGTTAAATCTCCACTAGCAGCCACATCAGTAGCTACGTTAGAGCCATTGCCGACTAATAAATGAGCAGAAGTTAAAGTGGTTGATTGTTTGGTAGTATCAGAGGGATGCACGTGATCTGCTCTTGGTGTAGTAGTTAATACACCTACAGACACAGTTCCATTAGATTTAATATTAGAAGTTGAAGTTTCAAAGACTACAGGAGTTGCAACACTTAAAGGAATGGCTACAGTGCCATTGCCAGTTAAAGTGGTATCAGTTGTTACTGTATTTAATCCCGAACCTGGAACAGATACTTGAATAGCTCTTGAACCAGTTATCATATCTACTTCAACTATTGACCAGTTACTAGCATGATAATATAATATAAATCTACCAATGAATACAAATTCAGGAAATATTGAAGATAAAGAATTTAAATTTAAATTTTGACTTGTTTGTTGTTGTTCTAATACTAATGTACTACTATTAGCTTGTCCTTGCAAAAATACTAATCTATAATTTTGACTATTAGAATCAGCACTTGCTGGAATAGCATATAACCAGACAGACATATAACTATTATTTGACATTAAAGCCTGTGACCATGTAGACCCTGTGAGCAAATTATAATAAGGTCGATTTCCGCTTAAAGCTACTATATCTGTCTGGGCTGTTAAGAAATTTTCATCAGGATTGGTATTTGTTAAATATTGTTGAGTATAAGAATTTATAGGTAAATCAGGAATAATAGCTAGTAAATCTTCATCATATATTGTTACTGTAGATATTGCTGGTCTTCTATCAGCAGGAGTTGTACTATTTAATACATAATTAGTAATAGAGGGTGGATTGAATTTATCTATCCAAGTGCCGATAACTTCATGAAATTCTCTATGTGTTCTGCAATACATGAAATCATGACATTCTCTTTGACCTATAAAGCCTACAGTTGAATTAAGATAAATAGCATTAGCAATAAACATATTTCCAATGAAATTAGGATAAGTACTTGACCATATATAATTAGTACCATCATAATATAAATATTGATTTGTTGTTTGCCCTGCTGGATGAGCTGGACTCACCCATCCATTTACCATTGTACTTACAATTTTCCCTTGATAATAAGCCTGAACAGTTCCACCTACTGTTATTGTTCTTGCTGTAGCATCATAAGTAACAGTAGTAGCTTCAGGAGCAGTAAATCCAGTGAAAAAATCACCATCAAGAGAAACTTGTAATTGAGATTTAATTGTATCCCCTGATTGTATTTGTTCTACTTGTCCATTATTGATTACCAATACATCTCTTGAAGTCATATTATTTACCTATAAAAGAATTGACATTTTAATATCTATTTTCATTTCAGTTGTTGAAATAGCAGTTCCAACTTGTTGTACATATTGTCCGACAGCGGTTGGTGCTGTTACTGTTATTTTACCATAAGCAGCAGGATCTAAATAATACAAAGCACCTGGAGTGAGTCCACCAGATTCCCCTGTACAGACTGCATCCCATTGAACTGTAGTAGCAGATAAATCACCTGTTAATTGAACAGCTCCAGTACTGCCAGCAGCGGTAGAAGTTGCTTGCATAAAACCAATTGGATTAATAGTTCCAAGTGCATTAGCTTTAGCCATCTTAACTGTATCTGCTGCTGAAATATAAACTGGCATGCCTATTGTAATTGTTGCACTAGATTCACCATTTGTAAATACAGGTAAATTAGCATTATTTGCTATTGAATCACCTGATTGAAGTTGTTGTATTTGACCATTTGCTATAACTAAAGGGATTCTCTGAGTCATTATAAACCTTCTTTCTTCTTAATATCCGATTAATTCTATAAATCCACTATCTGTAGTCCCTGTAATTGTTACTGCTATTGTAGATAAAGCTGTAACTTTGGCTGTTAAAGATTGAGATAATATTTGAGGTGTATTAGTAAATGCTACTGGAAAAGTATAAGAAGCTGTTCCATTTAATGAATTTAAGTATATAATTATATTTTTATAATTACTTGCTTGGAATGGTTCAGAAAATATAGCAGAACCTCCACTAGCTGATGTTAATATATATTCATAAATAGTATGTGAAGTATATCCCATTAAATACATTTTTGTATCAAAGAAGGTTATAGCAAGACAATTAGTATCTTGACTTGTTGTATTAAAAAATTTAGTGGAATAAATTGCAGTAGAAATATCACCTGCTACGCTTAAATTATATTCATAGACAGAACTAGTAGCACTTCCAGTAACATATATTTTAGTATCATCAGTAGATAAAGCTAAATTCCATATTGAAGTATCTTGTGAAGATGGATTAAGTGATTTACTGCTATAAGAAGCAGTAGACAAAGTCCAAGCTGTTGCTAAGTTATATTGATAAATAAAATTAGTAGTATGATCTACAACATATAATTCATGTCCATCATGAGAACTTGTTAATCCCAATACATAGGAACATTGAGCAGATGTATCAAAAGAAGTAATATAAGTTGCAGTTGTTATATCTCCAGCTGTACCTAAATTGTATTGATAAATAGAATTAGTTACATAACCAGTAACAAACATTTTTGTTCCATCAGGAGAGATTGTTAATCCCCAGGGATGACTTAATTGAGATACTGTACTAAAAGAATTAACATAAGAAGCTGTAGACACATCACCTGGTGTACTTAAATTATATTCATATATAGCTCCATTAATATAGCCAGCTACATACATTTTACTTCCATCAGCAGAAACTACGATTCCAAAAGGCAAGGTATCTTGAGATAAAGGACTGAATGATTTACCAGTATAAGAAGCAGTAGATAAATTCAAATCACCAGCAGCAGCATTGACTGTGGTTTGAGTCGTGTGAATATCACCACCACCACCACCACCACCAGCTTTAAATATAGCATTACCACTAGAAGTATCTTTAGTTAAGACATATTCATTTGTAGCAGAAGCTACAGCAGTCAAGTTATTTAGAGCAGTTTGTTGAGAAACAACATCTGAAAGGTTATTTGCTTTTGTTGGATAATTACCGAAAATAGTATCACTTTCTGTTATATAACCTGTATTATTAATGAAAGATATTGTATCATTACCTGAGATAACTATATCATTACCACCATAAATAGTAGATAAACCTTGAGTGATAGTGGATGATATTGTATCACCAATTATACTAATTCCTGTACCAGCTACTATTGTTGGAATCGCTGTGCTAATTGTGTTTAGTGCCGTATTTAAATTATTTGTATAAGTTACACCATCCACATCGTTAGGGAGATTGTAAGTCATTATTGCTCCTTTATAAAAGAATAGGTTTTTCTATCTCTATTTCTAAAGTTGTTGTTGATACTGCCTCACCAATTGATACTACATATTGACCTGTAGATGTTGGTGCAATGTTTGTTATATTTCCTGCTATATCAGGGCTTAAATAATAATAATTATTAATTGACAATGAGGATATTCCTTCTGTTAATAATCCAAAATCAGTTAATAAAGATATATCAGGGACATCTCCTACTATTAAATAACTTGTACCCGTTATAGCTGGCCAGTTACTCAGTGTTAAATTATTTTCTGTGTATTCACAAGAGAATCCTATGGAAGTATCCGCTATCGCAAAGCCAACGACCTTAGAAGTCAACAAAGCAGATGCTTTGGCTAATCCAATGTGTCCATTATTTTTAATATAAACTGGTTGTCCTTGTTTAATTATTTCATCTGCTTGAGCTGATAGATAACTTGTTTGTGGAACAGCATATAACTCATTACTATTATTTATTTTAATAGTGGAATTATCTACTTTTACTGCAAAATTAATATTACCAGTATTATCAAGAGTAACATTAATGGCGGTATTAGCACCATTTATTATATTTTGGACTAAGGTCTTAAAAGAACCTTGTAATCTACTTATTAATATCTTTTGCATTTAATTTACCTTAATATGGTGTTGATGGTGGGGTGAAGTTAGAAGTATGTGCTTGCGTTACATCAAAAAATCTTAATTCATCAAGATAACCACCAAAACTACTATTGCTTGATGCCATACCTATCATTAATGGATTGGAGCCACTTGTATTAAAACAATTATGAGCAACTGGAGTTCCTGACAATATTCCATTGACAAACATGCGAGTTGTACCATCCGATGCACAAGAAACTTCTATATGTGTCCAAGTGTTATATATACTTAACCCTGTTGGCATTATATAACTAAGTCCTTGCGTAGGCACTGAGTAAAAATAAATATCATTACTTGATATAGATAAACTCCACCCATTATATATATCATTTGTAGAACATGTTAATAATCTATAATTAGCTCCGTCATTATGTAATGTTTTAACCCAACAATCAAAACCACCACCACTTGATGCTAATGCTCCTATTATAGAATTTGAACCACTGGCGGTAATATACCAAGAAGAAGGATTCATGTAACAAGATGCTCCACCAAATTTATAATCTGATGAACTTATTATAGCGTTAGATGTTGAAAAATTTCCGTGAGGATTGACATTATTAAAATCGGTATCGAAATGAAATAAAGAATAAAATGGATTTGTAGTTGTTTCATTTACTGTATTTGACATTGCCGACTCTCCATAAGCATTATAAGCTGTTACATAATAATAATAAATTCCACTACTTGGAGTTGTATCACTAAAAGTAAGACTTGTTGAATTTCCCACTTCTGTAAAATTAATATTATCTGTTGATCGATATATATTAAATCCTATTTGATTCTTAGTATTATTAGTCCAAGACAGATTAACTATTAATCCTGAAACACTACCTGTCAATCCAGAAGGAGCATATAAAGTTGATTTAATATCTTCATTAGCAGGATTATTAACAGTTGAATTGACTGGATTGCTAAAATTTCTATTTAATTGTTGAGTAGTTACTCCAAGAGTAGAAGCCAATGCTGTTATATCAGGCTGAGATTTGTAAGTTACTTGATTCAAGAATCCAGCTATTTGATTCATGACTGGATTTATTGCATTACCATTAGGAGCATCAGCAAATATTTGCCCATTAATAAAAGGCTCAACTACTAATGGAGTTAGAGTTAAGCCAGTTTTAGTGTTAAGGTCATTACAAGCTGTTACTAAACTAGTTATTATTGAATTAAGAGATTGTGTCATCTTTACCTCTATGCTGATAATATAGTATTAGTTAATACAGTTGGAACTACAGGAGTATGTGTTATGTTTTTAGCTAATGCTATTGTATTGATATAAGCTGCGAATTGAGAAAACAAAGGATTCAATGCATTGGACCCTGGTGCATTAGTATTTAATGCTGTAGCTTTTAATGGTGTCCATACAAGAGGAGTTAATAATGTTGTCATTGTTGACCTGCCATTACTTTTTGAAGATATTGTCTTAATATATTTTGTTGTGACCACGGAGCTAATGCATTTAAAGCTCCAGCTCCAGCTTCATATCCTCCAGTTGCTATTCCATGAGCTAATGGAGAGAAAGATAAACCTGCTAAAGCTAAAGGGGAGTGTACTGCTCCACCAGCTAAAGCACCTAATGCTCCTGCTCCTCTTAATGCTTGTATAGCACCACCACCTTGAGGTAATAAATTAGTAAATTGACTTCCTGCCAAATTAGTAGAAAAAGCAGTATTAGCTTGTCCAAGTTCAGGGCTTATTTGTGAAAGTCTATCCCTAAAGGAACCAGCTAAAGCTTTAAGTGCTTGATTTCTTACTGTATCTTCACCACTTTGTACATCATAATTAACTCTTTTATCTAAAAAAGTTTTCATATCTTGTAAATCAGAAGCCGTTACATGTGTTGGAGTTTGACTAGTAGGCTCTGCTCTATAAAAATCAGCAAGTTCTTCATCTGATAAAGTCGGATTCATTTGCCTTGCCCTTTGTAAAGTAGCAGGGTCTAAGCCAGCTAACACATTTTTTGCTGGTTCTAAGGCATTAACAGAACCATTCATATAATCAGTTATCTTTTTAACTTCTGGAGCTATAGTATCAGATTGCCAATTAAAGTTACCTGCTTGATTGGCTTTCTTTAAACCTGATTGTGTATCTTCTATCATTTGTGTTATATCTGATGTAGGAACGGGTATTTTATTTGCTAAGTCTGATACTGCTTTGTTTACTAATTGTCCTGAAGTATCTACAGCACTCATTCCAGGTATATTGTTTAACATTGCTCTAGCAATAACAGGATTGCCACCAACATCTATATTCTTAAATATTTTTTGATAATCACTAGGATTGATTCCAGCTATTCCACCAAGAGTTGGAGCTAAACTTCTAAAAGCACTTCCTGCTACTTCTAATCCTGCTGGTAATACTCCGCCTACTAAAGCACCTTGTCCTGTTTGCTGTGCTATTTGTCCTAAATTTTGTCCTTGATTAGCTGCACTAGAGCCTTGAAGAAATCCACCTTGAACAGCTCCAGTTGCTACTCTTTGTGCTAATGGAGCAAAGCTTCCAAGTTTAGAGGCTATTGTTTCTCCTAGTCCTATTTCTGGTGCTGCCATCATAGGAAGTATATTTCCCAAAGCCCCACCAATATTCCCAGCCGTTCCTTGAGCTTTATAATCACCAAATACAGGTGTAGCATTACCAGTAAAAGCTTGGTGTGCTAAATTAATAGCACCTCTAGGTATTTCAGTTAAGCCACTCAAAAAGCCTTGTCCAAAATCTTGTAAAGCTCCCACTTGTGGTTGTGCTTGTTGTGGTTGATTATCTAGATATGTAATTGTTGGTTGTGCTTGTTGTGGATTGGTTTGTTGCATATTAGATTGTTGTGGATTATCTAAATAAGTTATAGGCATTAATCAATCCTCGCTAATCTACCATTAATTGTTATTATGCTTCCCTTTGCAAGTCCTGCTGATATTGCTTCCTGTTCTGAATTAAATGTTTGTCCTTGCATAGCACTTGAAGTTCCATAAGGTGATTGATATTTCTGATTCTTAAAGTCTACACCAATGGAAGTAGCTACTTGATTTTGAAATATAGCCATTTTAGATTGTTTTACTGCTTCTGTATCAGACCATTTAGGTAGGGAATCTTTTATTTGTTGCATACTCCAAGTAGAAGGTCTGCCTGTAGAATTTTCAATAGCTTTCAATGCGTTCATTGCTACACTATTTCTTTGTGTTTCATAAGCTGCTATTTCAGGTGTAGTTTGATTCGGCTGAGTTAAGAGATTTGTTTGTACTGCTGCAACATCTCCTAAATTATTTATTTTAGGTAAATTAGCCATTGTAGAATTTAAGGAATCAAGATTAGCAGAGAATCTATCTATCATATTTCTGCCAGCATCGGTTTTTTGTTGTTGCTTAGTTATTTCTAATATTTGATATTGACTTAAAGGAGCAGGAGCTTTATTCATTACAGCAGTAGCTTTATACATTTCTGCCAAAACAGGATTTGATTCTCCTACCTTAACTCCATTCTGATACATAGAACCATCTTTAGGGTTAAGTTTTACACCATTTCCTAAATCTTCTAATTCTGATTGACCATATTCTGTATTAGCAACATCGAGCAATCCTTTATTCTTAAGCTGTTGCATAGCCATCTCTTGTTGAGCTGCTGATGCTGCTGATGCTGGTGATTGTAAATTACTTATTCCAGTATTTAAATTTTGTCTAGCTATATCTGCTAATTGTTGATTAGGTTGTTGCTGTGCCTGTACCCTTGCTTGATATGACTCTGGACTTTCTCCAAAGCTACTTAAAACTTGAGTATTGGCTCTAGCCTGAGCATTTATTTTATCTAATCTATCTTGCTCTAATTGATTTAATTGCATCTGTTGTAATTGTTGTTGTAGAGTATTTGCTTGTTGAGGCATCACTTGAGGATTTGCTTGCTGAGGATTTTGTTGTTGAGGATTCACTTGTTGTTGTTGTGCTATTTGTTGTGCAAGAAGTCCTTGAGGCTGATTAGCCACCTGAGTTTGTGAAGGATTCACTTGCTGTTGTGAAGCAATTTGTTGTGCTCTATTTATTCTTTCATTTCTTTGCTCAGGTGTTAATATGGATGATACCATAAAATCTGCACTTTGTTTAGGTTGCATTAATGATTGCAATGAAGGTTGATTTTGAATAGGTTGATTAGACCACTGACCACTTGCTCCTCCACCACCAAAACTACCTCCTCCACCACCACTACCACCGCCACTAGTTTGTTGTGAAGGTTGTGAAGGTTGTAAAGGAGAGTTAAGTGAATTGGCTACTTGTTGATTCATCCATTGCATTAAAGGATTTAACATAGGATATGCTTTACCCCAATCACTGGCACTTGAATATAAATCTAAATTAGGTGTTGACATAATTTTATTATCCTTATATTAAATTATTAAAATCCATATCTCCAAGGATTCATCAACTGATCTTGTTGTTGTTGCTGTTGCATCTGTTGTTGTTGTTGTTGTTGGAAATTCATTTGTCCTGGCGTACTATTAGCCCATTGATTATATTGATTACCCATGTTTCCTGTATATTGATTAGCTAGATTAGCTTCGCCTAATGCCATGTTTCTATTATTTTGATTCATCGCATCATTATACATAGAGGTATTTATCCCACCAAATCTATTAGCCATATTCTGGAGAGCGCCTTGTTGCTGTTGCCCATATAAATTTTGTAAATTTTGTTGACCGATATTTTGTTGTGCTTGTGCTACTTGCTGGAAAGCTGGATTGGAATATGCATTTTGCATATTATTGTAATTCATTCCCATTATTAATTCCTCTATAACGATTGTAAATCTTGAATATTTGATAAACTAAACATACGAATCCCAAAATCATTTTGAACACTTGTTCCACTTATTCCTATTGCTATTGATTGGAAGTCTGCACCTGATGGAATAAAAACTGGTAGGTCTGTATTTTGTCCAAGTATCTTGCCACTTCCTAAATAATCACTTCCTAAATTGAATATGTTATTAGGAACATTAACAGGAATTGTTATAACATTATTGACTATACCTTGATAAGCCAATTCAATATTAAAGTTGTTTGTTCTTGAAGAATTGACTAAAAATTTTATTCCTTCAATTGTTTTATAAACTGAGGCTTGTCCTAGCTCCATTTTAGGGAAGTTTGTATAGAACTTATACCAAGAACCATTACTAGCATTGTAATCACCACCAAAAGTATTGCCAGTGTCTTCTAAATATATTTGACCAGAAGATGTTCCTGTATATACTTTAGCATTATAATTGCAAGCTGTAGTTGCTGGAGTTCCCACTCTAAGATAAATAGGAACTAATTGTTTTTGATTATAATATTGAAAATCAAATATATAACATAAAGAAAGATTATCAACATTATTTTGTTTTACATACATCCATATTTGATTTTTAGCTGGATAAGGAACTATAGTTATCGTATTTAATGAATTTAAATCTAATAAAGTAGCCAAATTTATATGTATTTTATCTGTTAATGAAGCTCCTAAATGTAATTGACCTTCATCTGACTTACCTGTTATTAGAGTTAAATTAAGATTTTTATTATTAAAGAAGTATTCATTACCATTAAAATGTATTCCTCCTGTTGGTGAGGATGTTCCTACATTATCAAAGCCCTCTATTGCAAAGCTTGATGTGTCATTACCTGATAACAAGTAGATGTGATTGGAAGTTCCTATGACCATATAGGGTCCCATGTTTTCCATCCAAGTTATATTATCAGTATTGCCCATGAAATTATTTATATAACCACCAAACAGATTATTTGAAGGATCATCTACCCATTGTGTAGGATCGCCTAAGTCAGAGTAATAAAGATTAGCTCCATCTGCTATCCAAAGTCTGGAAGCATAAGAACAACATACTTGACCATTAACTCCTCTTACTGCAAATATTCCAGTATTGGTTACTGTATTTGTTGTTTTATCATAAATAAAAGCTTCATTTGTACCATTACAAACTACTGCTTTTTGTAAAAATTGAGTATAATTACAGCTTGCAGTTATGCTTAATCCTGTTTTGAGTACAGTAGGAGCTACACCAGTTCCATTGAATAAATAGAACTGGCCATCTCCTCCATTGAATATTAAATAATGTGAATTAGCTACTTCATAGTCAAACATACCCAAAATGCCACCAGTTATTTTGGTGGCAAGTAAAGGAGTATTTCCCAGCATGGGCTCTAGTATTCCATTAACCACCCATACATTTTGAGATGAAGTCCAATATAAAGGTGCAGATACATCATACATTATATCTTTGTATGGAGAGTCTGATTCGGAATTATAGGAGATTCTGTAATCCAACCCACCATACAAATTTCTTAAATCTTGACATTTTATTGGCATTGACTTGTTTTCCTCACCAAGTTTGTCTGGTAATTTTAATACACTGTTGACCTTCTTGAGTGTTTCTTGATTCATTTATCATATTACTTACTCTTTCAGAGAATTTATCAATGTATATTGATTGACGTACATCTCCAAAGAATAAAACAGATAATGCACCCGCTACAAACGTATTATGGAAAGAAATATCACAGTTAGGTGTATCACTAGCAAATTGCATTATTTGTCTTTCTACGGACACTCTAGCACCCGCAGAATGAGTGAACGTTAAATTGCCCACAAAAGTCAATAAATTGTTCACAGTATCTATTGATTGAATAACTCCAGTTTCTACTATACTGGTATTATTATCTATATAAACAACATCACCGACTTGAAATACACTCTGAGTATTGCCATACATATCTACATCTTGTGTATGATCTACAGCTAATATCTTTTGTCCTGATTTATTTTGTGTTCCTGTAGGAGTTGCTACAGAGGCATTAGAGAGTGCCCAGTTCCTACAATAATATAAACATATCATTTTATAAGGTTTATCGGGGATAGGTTTTAAAAGAACTTGATTATTATAAACTGTATAATCTCTTGGTAATCCCATTGTCGTGCTTAGACCAATATTGTTTGCAATAAATCCTGGTAAACCATCGGCAAAAAATTCTTCTGAGTTTTCGTTATATTTCAATGTTACATATCTTGCTGGCTGTCCTAGCATATTATAAGATACAGGTTGAATCATTAATCCGTCTTGTTTTATTTTACCAGTGAATCCTGCTGCTGGTAAATCATAATTGTATTGTCCTGCTACACAAGTCATATTAATTTCTCTTTTACGATAATCGTAATTGAAATTGAGCCAAGTATCTTGTAAGCAGTTGTTAAGTTCTAAAGCCACTTTACCATATATTTGTGGGTTAATATCAGACCAAGTATTCAAAACAATTGAATACTTGGTTAAAACAGTTTCTCTTATTAATTCTAAAAATGAAGCCATTTATATTTTATTTCCTAGAAATTTATTTAACGTCTTGCATTGGTACTTTGTTGAAATCAAAACTTCCTAAGTCTTTACTTTTAAAGTATTTGTTGGCCGCTCTATTAGCAGAACCAGTGAATTTTTTACCACAATTATTTTGAAGGTCTTTAAACCATCTTTCATCTTCTTTAGAACCGCTAACCCATTCATAATCTTTAATGCAATATGAAAGTGCGTGTTCAAATACTTTTCTATCTATTGCTGATACTATACCAGTTGCCAAAAATCTTACTGAAATTGAAGTATCATTATAATTTCTTACTTTTTGTATAATTGAATCTGACATGTGTTTACCTTTCTTAATTACCTGCCTTAATTAAAGCAATGGGGGATTTCTCCCCCATTAACTTTTTATTCTATTGGAATGTTACGCCGATACCATTAGTATTAGCTGAATAATCATTGATATGCAATTGTTCTGCATCTATATTGATTGTGCTTCCTGCTGTGAATCCTACATTGAAATCAATGATAAGATTGTCAACAATGTTTTTCATATTTCTTTCATATTGATTAAGAAGTATGGTTACTGTTGAAGCTGCTGGTATATTGTAAACTGTATCTTTCATTGCCAATGCAAATCCACCACGAGGATTAACAGGGTCGGAATATTGTCCTTTTCTGAAATATACATAGTTGGCTGTGCCAGCATTGTATATTTGAACTCTGGTGCTGCCGTTTTTCTGACTTAATGCTAAAGGAACATAGATTCCTGCTGCTAATACTCCTGCTGTAAGAGTATAAGGAGCATCTAAAATAGCATCATATTGGTTTTGAAGATTTACTGAAATTGGAACTCTTGCCATGATTTATCCTTTCCTATATAGTTGTCTGAGCTGAGTAATTGAATGTAATGTATGCAGAAGCACATTTATCAGGTCTTATCATGCCTACGCCGAATATACCTAAGCCTCTGAATACATCACCGAAAGCAAGTTGCCATCTAAGATGCTCAGAAGTCAAAGCTTTTTGCATGATTGTTCCGAAAGCTTCACCATCAATAAAAGCAAATACATAGTAGTTGCCTAAAGCATCAGCAGAGAGATAATTAGATTCAAGAATTTTAAATCCTGCAAATTCTCCAATATAACCTTCTTCTTTATCTTTTTCACCAGCTAATGTGAATTGTGAATCTTTGGTTGCAATTAGCATACCAGTTAAAGCAAAAGGAACAATTATTGACATTTTTCCAGGAATCCATGAGGTTCTTGGAACACCATCAACAATTTGACCTATGCCAAGTAATGTTCTCATGTCTTGGAATATCTGTCTAACATTTCCATATCCTACTGAAATAGGAACATTAGAAGCTAGATTATATTGAGGTGCTGTATTAAGTGTGAATCCTGCTTGTGTGATAAGTGCGATATAAGAATACTCGATAGCATTTTCAAATTTATCAGAAGCGTTTTTAATCAAGTTGCCCATGAAGATGGATTGCTCATCGTGAGCTAAAGCGTTAACCTGTTTAATTTTCTGATCATAGAAAATGAAGTTATAATATAATGGATATTGAACTCTAATTTTGTTCATGCCATTAGCAAGTTCTTGAGGTGCTGATGTATCACCTTGATAAAGTGATACGGATACTTCAGGAGTTAATGTGAATTCGATTTCTTCATCAACTGCTAATCCTGTTTTGAATTCTGTTTTTGAAGCTTTACCAAAATGAGGAGTTCTTTCTAAGTTAACTTCTGGTATTCTTTCAAATCCTTTTTGAGTCAAGCCACTTAGCTTGGAGTTTAATAAGGTTGACATTTAAAATTTTTCCTTTCTATCTTTTTTTCTTTGCGAATAACTTCTCAAAGGCAGCATATCCCCCATCTGAACTAACTTCTCTAGGATGACTTCCTCCCAATTTAGGTTCTTTATTTTTTATATCATCTCTGGCTTTATTAGCTGCAAATTCTTTAGATAATGCTTCTTTGTGCTTCTCTATTGCTTTTTCAAATGCTGGAAATATGTTTTCTACTATATCCTGTGGGACTGCATAACCTTTTTGTTTTATTTCTTCCCATGCTTCTTTTATAACAGGATTCTTTAACCTATCACCAAGCATTTCTTCTGCTTTTTCATGATTCTGTTGTACCTTTTGAGAATAAATATTTTTTTGTTGTTCTTGTATCTTTCCGATAACTGTTTTCTTTTCTGATTCATATTGTTCTTTTATTGAATCATATTCACTATCTAATTGATAATTGAATTGAGCCAGCATCTCGGCTTTTTGTGCTGCATTGTATCCCATCTGTTCAAGTCTATGTGTTTCTTGAGCTATCAATTGAGCTTTACCTTGTTTCAATTGATTTATCTTTTGTTGATAAACTTGATTGGCTTGTTTTTCTTCTTCACTACTCTTAGCTTGTTCAGTTTCTAATTTTGTAATAGCATCAGTTTTAGCTTTATCAGCCTCGGCTTTTGTTCTTGCTGAATTTTCTTGTTGTAGTTTAGTTAATGCAGCCTTTGTATCTTTCAGAGCTTTCTTTGTTCCATCTGGGTCTGATGGGTCTGGCTCTTGTGTTGTTTGTTCATCTTCACTTACAGCCTCAGTTGTTTTATCAGGTTCATCTGCATGAGTAGTCTTTTCAGGCTCTGCTTCGTGAGTAATCTGTTGTGTTTCAACATCGGTAGTTGTTTGTGTTGATTCATCAGGCACACCTGCCATTTGTTCTAACATTCCCATTAATTATCGCCTTTCTAAGTTATAATAAAATAAAACCGTACGTTATGTACGGAACGCCTTATGGAATTTATAATAGGAAAAGCCACAAGATATGAGGCGGCACATCTGTTCAGTTTTACCCTAGTGGCATTAAGTTATTTCTTTTTCTTTACTTTATTAGGAAGCTTCTTGCCTTTAGAAGCTTTATTAAATTCTTCTACTGTTTTAGCACCAATCTTGTCTTTATTAACATTGAAATATTTTTCTTGAGCTTTGGATTTGTATGGCATTACTTCAAAGCCTCCTTGATAGTTTTAAATGCTTCTACCGTTGCCTTAATTTCCTGTGGAGTCTGTTTAGCTATTTCTTGAATTAATTTCAAGATAGCTGGTAGATTTTCAATAAGTAAAGTTATATCTTCTGGTGTCATTTTTTACTCCTATAAAGTAATATTATTATTATGCAAAGGATTGTTGCATCTATCATTGTTTCCATTATTTTTTCTTCTTATTTATTTTAGCCAATGCTTTTTTATCTATTGCTTTATCTTTAGGAGAGTTCTCTTTGACTTTTTTATCCATCTTTTTATCCATTGGTGATTTTTCAAATTGTTTCATAGTCATTTTCTTAGCCATCTTCTTGCTCCATTCCTAATAAATTTTCTAAAGTATTAATATCTTTACCAAGTTTTTCTTCTGTTCTATAAAAGAACTCATAAGAAGTTGTCAATATTTCTTTATCTTCAAATATTATTTGTTCTATACCATGCCAATAATAAGCAGGAATAGTAAAGATAAGAAATCTCATTAAAGATTTAATCATTTATAACTCCTTTGATATTCTAATATAATCAGCTGCTAAAGTTTTATAGGCTTCTTCTCTTGTTAATTTTTTTGACCTAGAAATATTTGTTCTCATTCTATTTTTTAATTCTTTATTTATCATATTAGTATTAAAAATATTATCGAAAACATTATTCATCAAAAACTCCTTATAATCCTGTTATGGTTTTAAGACTATTTGCAGTATCAAAGGTTAATTTAGCTAATTGTGCTTCTATTGCTACTAGTGCTGCTAATATTGCAGTTACATTTGTTGCAAGGACAGTAGCATCAACTGCTGCTGTTACTTGTGCTTGACTTGCTCCCACTCCAGGAGATACTGGGATATTATAACCATTTGTTTCCAAAGCTTTTAAGAAATAAGTTAGAGCACCTATAATCATTTGTTGCTCAGCACCCATTGAGCTAACTCCTGATATACCTTGATTATAAAGAATTTCTGCCATGTTTATATTCCCTCTATTCTTTTAGTTAACATATATTCGTTTAAGTAACCATGAACTTTTCTTATACATTCAGGTCTATTTTTATTTATATCTATTGGAGTGTGTCTAAATTCTGTTATAACACCTATTAAAAATGATTTAAGTTCTTTACTCAATATACCATTTTCTTTCCAAAAAGGCAAAGATGTATCTTTGTTTATTATTTTGTCAATAAATTCAGGAGTTATAGAAACAATTGTTTTTATTTCATCTAATGCTTTTTTGCTTATCATAAAACAATTGGTTCTTATAAAATCTTTTATTTCATAACCATCTATTATTGTATTAGGCTTTGCATCACATAATGTACCAACTATTGTATTCAATCTTTTGCATTGAGTTATTGCAGCATCTGAAATAACAGAATCGAAGTCAAAGTAACACCCAGGATTGAATAAAGCATCGTTTGCAAATAGAATGACATCATAGTCAATTTTATTATCATCTAATAATTCTATTCCTTTCTGCCATCCACTAAACTCACCAGAGGAATTATCACCTTGTATATAGTTTATATTATTTTTTCCATAGGTATATAATTGTTTTTCCTGATTACTTATAATTATTGAAGTTCCTTTACACTTCAACATTTTAAGATATTTTTCAAGATAAACATAAGCATAAGGATATTTTTTTTGGTCATATTGCAAAAATAAGACAACAAGTTTAATGTTTTTATCTATTCCTAATGGGTCATAGATAGTGTTTTGGTCATGTATTAAAAAATCAGTGAAGTCATAACCAGCACCAGCAATATCAACTCTCGCTCTTTTTTGTTTCTCTATGAAGTCTTCTTTAGATTTACAATAATAATGATTGAGATAAATTGTATGACTACTATGTTTTGTAGTCAATGGATAATCGATAGGTTCTTTGTTCTCCGTTACACAATATCCATCAGTATAAGAGAATGAATGTGGATTCCAAGTTGATTGTATTTTTCTAGGATTGGCAATTGTTTTAATATGTTTATTAATTTCAAAATCATCAGAAGCTCTATAAGTGAAATTATCTATTATATTTCCTTGTGGTCTTTTTTCATGTCCTGAACTACCGTATATTCTCCAATTTATTCCTAATCCAGAATATTCTTCATATTCTTTCATTAAGTCTGGTAATGGTTTTTCACTTACAATAAATTCATCACAATCAATAAAAGACATCCACTGTGTTTCTTCTTTGTGAAGTGCCACACAGTCCATATAAGCATTAAGTTGGCAAGGAGCTTCATAATTCCATATCTTGTAAGTTACTACGTCTTTATAGGCCTCCAGAATCTCTCTGGTGTTATCATAAGAGTTATTGTCATAAATATAAAAATGTTCTATTCCAATTCTTTTATGATATTCAATCCATTCGACAAGATTCTTGCCTTCATTTTTGATAATTGCACAAATAGATAAATATTTCATTTATACCGCCTTAACTTATTATATTATCTATGTCCTTAAATATAGAGTTTCTGCCAGCTATAAAGCCAGCTAAATAAGTTGCTTTCTCAGGAGTACTATAATTGGATTGAGTCAATATTTGAAAAGATTGCTCCATTTCATATTCTTTAAAGGCTTGATAATCTTCAAAGATAATCTTGCCTTTAAAGAGTGAAATAAAGAATTGTTTTATTTTGTCTTTTATGCTTTTATTCATACTATTATATTCCTTTTGCTAATTGACTATTAGGAGTTTTTTCTATAATAGCACCTTGCTGAATATCTTGCATTTTCTTTTGTGCTTGTAAATCACTTACTTGCATCTCAAGTTGTATCTCTTGAGGTGGTATGATTTGTGCATCTTGCATTAATTTTATCTTAGCCTGTTTAGTCAACTTGCTATCAGTCCATATAGTCAATGCAGCAATATCATTTTGTAATTGATTCATTGGCATAGGAACTTGTTGAGGTTGAGGTTGACTTGATTGTTGTACCATTTGACTTACTTGTTGCATCATTCGTGGATTCTGTGCAATCTGACCGAACATTTGTTTCATCTGCTGAGCTTGAGGAGGAGGCATTTTAGAAAACATTTGTTGTAGTGGGTCTGATTGAATCCATTTGGAAGCATCCTGTAGTTCATAGATACTTGAAGTATATAACCAAGCAGTAGAAGTATCATACTGTACACCCATTTGTTGATAGAATTGCATCTGAGCTAGAAGACCTTGAATCTTCGCTTTTTTCTCGATTATAGCTTGGATACTTCCTATCGTTATATCAGGACTTTGTTTTAATAATTCTACACTTAATTGTTTTGTATTATTTACTCCATCTTTTGTTGTTTTTACATCGAATTGTTTTATGTTTCCATCTTCATCTATTTTATCTGTATATTCTGCTATCATTTGAAGATGTATTCTTATTGAAGGAATAATAGCAAAATTTACAAAGTCTAATAGTTCAGAACTGAATCTAGTGCATCCACTTGTTATTTCAGCCATGCTTTGTAAAGCTGTTTTATCAGGTGCTCCCTGTACTGGTGATGCATTAGGGTCTGTATTTGTTGCTGTTGTATTTTTAATCAATTGTTCATAATATTGTATATTTTCTGTAAGAGCAGGAATGTTTTTATAACCATCAACTTCTTTGAACATTTGATTGAAATTGCCAATATCTCCTATGCTACCACCTTTTACAGTCACTTCATTGAGCGTACCAACTTCAATAGTCTTTTTATCATCTGTTAGATGACTTCCTTGTGGAACTAAATAAGCCGGTTGGATAGCAAATTTTATAGCATCTTGTTTAGCAAGTTGCATTTTAGTAGCTATTTCATTCATGTAGATAGCAGGGACTAATTCACTTAATCCTCTTAGAGTAGTCACATCAACTAATCTAGGACACCATACAACTCTACATTTACTAAATGTTTCTGGATTACATTCTAGGACTACTTCACTTCCAGCAGTGACTATATAATAGTTATCAAGAGTTTCATCATCTAAATCTAAATCACCGATATAGTGAATTATCTCTATCATATTACCAAAGACTTTTCTATAAGCCAATCTATTGGTATAATTATCTCTTGTTTTTTCTGTGGCTGGAGGAGTACCTATTCTAACAAGTTCTCTTAATTTTTCTTTATCTTCTGCTGATACATCCCATGTTTTGCAAATATCATTTACTGACATCCATTCTCTGACTATTTTAAAACATGAGGGTTTTTCAAATATTGAATTATCATATATTGTTGAACAAAAGTCTGGGAGTTTAGTTGTATCGAAAAAGAAATCATGAGGCTCTATGGCTCTTGCATGACATCCTTCCCAGTCTAATTCATCTTCTATTGTTATATCTACTTGAGGCATGCCATCTTTGTCTAAGTCTGGACTACCATCTTCTTTTGTTCTAGTTGTTTCTTTTTTAACTTTTTTCATTCTTTTCTGCCAAGTATGAAAAAGAATAAACTCACCACGATTAAGACGTTTTTCCATTGCTGCCATATAGGAATTAATAGAGCCACCTTTAATCATTTGTTGTAAGTAATATTGTTTTAAAATCTCATCATCTTCTGCAACACCAGTATCAACATTGAAAAGTATTTCTGGAGTTTTGAACAAAGAATTATTATATTCAGCCTTAATAGTATCCCTTGCATTCAATACAAAAGGTAATTTACCCTCAAGAAGTTCATATTGAGCATCATGTTTAGTCATAGGGTCAAGAGAATTGACAACACTACTAACCCAGACAGTATGAGCCTTAACATAATCATTAGCAACAAAAGTAGGCATAGCATCTCTATTACTTTTTTGAAAGTGTTGTTCTATTTTAGCACATACCAAATCAGCATTAGTTTTTGTTTCTGTTGTTTTAGATTTTTTATTATAAACATCTTTTTCTTCATTAAGATTGAATTTTTTATTCTTTTTTGACATTAAATCACCTTTAAGTTATAATTTAATTTCTTTTAATAATCTTTGTGTTATAAAAATATAAGTTATAAGATAGGCATTTCAACCCTTAGTCTATTTTATCTTAAACTTACTCGACCTTTATTTATTTTACCCATCTCTTGTGTCTTGAGAGATGATCATATATCAGGAAGGGATTTAAACTCTTAACTCTATCACAAGGATAGTTTTTATCTTGCTTGTCGCTTAAACTACCTGATATTATTTTGTCAATGTTTCAAAAGCTAAATCTCTATCTTCTTTTTTATGGAAAGGATAAGCCTTACCATCTATGATTAACATTGGTATTTCTTCATAGTCTGGTTCTTTAGCTGCATCTATAAGGATATTACCACTTTGTTTTGGAACCAATTGTGATTGTTTTAAAATACAAACAATTCTAGTTTTATCTACTAAAATAAAACTTTCTTCATTTACTGTTCCATTTATTTTAGTGAATTTTTTTGAAACTTTTCTGTGTTCTTCATTGTCTACCATTCTTAATAAATCGCTCATTTAATCCGCCTTTCTTTTCATTTTTTCCCAGAACTTATCTACAAAAACATAAGGTTTAGTTTCTTCTGTAATTATATTCTCAATGACAGGAAAGTAATACTCAATAATATAACTAGCTGCATCAAATATGTGCCCTAAGAATTTAAGTTCTCTACTGCCTTTTATCTGTGTATGACTTGGAGTTTCAATACTGCTTGTACCTTCTTTGTATTTTAAAGTTTCACAGTTAAATATTAACCATTTACATTTGGGGTCAATATAAATAAATCTTTCTCCGTCATCGGAAAATATCATTTGATTCCAAGCATTAACCCTGTTTTTTATTCTTGGATTGTTTCTTCTTATATCAACATCTATCTCTTTGCCTTTAAAATGTTCTCTAAGCATATTTAACATAATGGCATAATTACTATAATCAGAATCAGTATGTCTAGCATCTCCAGAGGCATCACCATTTATTATTATCTTGCCTTTGTGATTTCCATAACGAGAAAGAAATTCTTTCATCGTTTGTTTTGTATTGGTATTTTCAAGTACTATTTCGTCAATAAATAAAACAGTCTGTTCAGTCTTATGTGCTATGACCCAACTCATGGGGTCTACGTTGAAATCACATGAGATATGTAATGTTTCTGTATCAAAGTAATTTAAGTCAACTATATTAGCCTCTGTGAAGTGTTTGGTTACTAAATTGATTAAAGCATCATTAGGTTTGTTTAAATAATAACAATCATATTCTTCTGGTTTATTTATTTTTAATTGTTCGGCTATCTGAATAAAAATATCATCAATATACGGATTATCCAAATAAGTAGTTTCTAAATAATAAATATACGGTGCAGGATTATCTAAATTTAATACTTCCCAGATAGGCAATCTTCTCTGAGTCCTATTGAAAAGTAATAAAGCAATACATCCCTTCTTTCTTCCAAGTAATGGCATGAAATAATCAAGAGCAGCTTTACTAATAGACTGAGCTTCATCAATAATATAAATATCTACTGCACTAAATCCCTTTAATGCTTCAAGTGAAGAAGTGTTTCTATCAGCCATCCCTGAAAATGTTATACTGCTTCCAGTCTTATTATTCCAAATATCTGATTTGTTATATTCCCATCCATAAAGATGAAACTCATCATCAATCTTTGTTATAAATTCAGTGTATAAAGACTTCCTTAAAGTTTCTTGTACTTCTCTTAAACATACTATTTTTTTCTTAACAGAACTTCCGGCCCATAATACACTCTGACACACTGAATAAGATTTACCTGAACCTCTACCGCCAGATAAAGCATACACTGTATATCTAGCAGAATTTAAATCAAATATCTCTGCAAATTTTGGTATTAACTTAATCGCCATCTTTATCCTCTGTTATGAAAAACGCCTTAATTAAATTGTCATCCAAGTAATATCTTTTCTTTCCACCACGACTTATATATATCTGATGATACTTATTACTGCTTAATATAAAATCACCAAATAAATGAATCCTACATTCTATTTGCTTCAATTTCCGAAAATCAGAATAATTGATAGAAACCACCTTTCTAAAAAAAATAAAAAAAATTTTAAAAATTATATTCATAAATTAAATAATAGGGGGTTCATTTTAAAAATTTAATAAATGTTTCTGTTGGATATTATATCTATGTATTATTGTTTGTATATGAGGGTATAGGGGGTAGATAAAAAAGTTAAAGAGTATCAATAGTCTTGATATGAGTGTGATTGAGTGTCATGTTGTTAGACTTGAATCAAGTTGATAGTCAAGTATATATTGAAATAATAATTAGAGGCTATTCACTTAATGATTTGATTAGGATTATATCAATCTGGATAGATTATAAGTAAAAGATAAGTAACTTGCCTTCTCGTTGATGTGAGTGCCCTCAGAATTGATGTAAATGATTCTAACAAAGTTAACATTTTATCTTATGCAATTATCTTTTAATTTTAATTTAATTAAACCAGTTTATGTTTAGATAAGCCAGAGATTAATTTATTTAAATTAAACCAAGTTAAATATTAAGTTAAATATTAAATTAAACATTGGTTGCAGTATATATATTATTCTTATTCTTATTCTTATTCTAGAACGACTTAATTTACTTAATCAGTATTTTTTAAGACGTTTTAAGACGTCTTAAAAACGTCTTAATTCTCTGCAAGTATGAATATCATTGAGTTTAAGGCATACTTTTTTTCATTATTTAATGAACTTTGTCTGTCAATCAGAAGGGGCTTGACTCTTGACTGTATCTCTGAAAAATTGATTTCAATGGTAGATATATTATAGACCATATTTTAAAAAAGCTACATTATCAATATTATTCGTTTTTTCTTGTACTTTTCTTGTACTTTTCTTGTAGTTTTAATGAACTTTTCTTGTACTTTTAATGAACTTTGCTTGTCAATCAGAAGGGGCTTGACTCTTGACTGTTTTTTATTGATAATATTAAATATTATTATCAGGTATATTATATTATTATCTACTAGTTTATTTAGTCAACAAATATATATACTCAACAGTAAAAGTTGTCTCCGTACGGTGGACGATTGGCATTTTTTCAAGCTATGATTGAAAACGTTTTTTTACTATGCTTTTTTTCTATCCCTAAGCATTATGATTTCTGTCGGCATCTCTGGTAATTCTTTATATGTTTTTACATTATTATCTAATGTTTGTTTCTTTAATCCACTTATACTTAAAATAGATTCACATGCTTTGATTACATTGGATTCATTATTGCTATTATTTACAATCTTTATCAATCTGTCTACAACCAAGTCTGTATTGGTTTTTATCTTAGCCTGAATGTTATTTTCTATACTAGCTTCAATTTTTATTTTTAATTTTTCCTTTTTTTTGGTTAAGTCTTGACGGGCTATATAGTTATATACCTGAGGTTCAGACATTCCATACTTAACTGCAAGTTCTTTGGGCTTCATATTACTTAAATAATCTTTAGTGAAATCTATTTCATTAAATGTGTCAGGTAGTTTTAAGTTAGCCATATTTAATCCTTTATTTTTGGGCACAAAAAAACTCTTAATTGATTACTGTTTAATGTAATTAGTTAAGAGTTTAGTTATTAATCATTTATATTATATACTTTGTAATTGTCTTTGGTTATGGGTCTTAATGTTGTGTTTATTATTTTGTTAGTGTTAAAACTTATTTCGTCTTGTTTATAATATTGTTTATTGTCTATTGTTACTATAGTATTCTTACCATAAATCCACCCTGGATGATTTTTTTTATTTACTTCCTGATGATCTGGAAAGAGTATTTCGTCGAATACTGAATTCATATAAAACCGCCTTATCACTTATCTCTATATGTATATTGTATCATATTTTGTTAAGTTTTACAACATTTATATTACTCTTTAGGCTAATATAAGATAGTTCTTTCGGGGGATAAAATTACTTATTGCATAGTTTATTATAAGAGAGTAAATAAACAAATGGAGAAACAACTAAGTTTACAACAGTAAAATAATAATTAAGTTATAGGAATTTAAAAACTGGATAATTAAGTTAAGTAATTTATAAGAATATAGGAGTAATAAAAATTATGTATACAGAGAATATTCACTTACCAATGTTTAAAGGATTTTATGAAACATATTATTACAGTACATTAGATAGTAACGACTCAGATAATGAAAATATAGAGGATGTAAACTATAACAATTTACATAAAGACACCAGTAAATTTTTATGTAAAGAAGTGCAGGGAGATATTAATTTTAGTTTAGATGACAGGGAACAAATAAGAATTAAATTTTTAAAATTAGAATCACCTGCTTATTACAATTATTCTACTGATAAAATAGATTGTAGAATCTATTTAACTGATAAAGCTATGTATAAATTAATAAATAATACTTATAAGAATAAAGAAAAATTTATACAATATTTAAAAAATAACTTTACTAGTTATGATGGTTTTATTTCTTTTTATTCTAATCAATTCCCCGCATGGGTTTTACTATTTAAGCAGTTAGTTAATAGAGACAGTGAGATAAAAAAAGATAAACATAATATAATAAATGTATTACTTGAGTTTTATTTACAGATTAAATATGTAGAAAGCAAAACTTATAAAAGATATTGTAATTATGCTACTGATAATTACAGCACTAACTTAATGTTAGAGAGCTATGACAATTTTTCTGAGTATGAGTATATAGAATCAATAGGATAATAAATTTATTATAGGAGATAAAAAAATTATGAATAAAGAATTAGACTTATTTATTAAAGATAAATTTAAATGCACTAAAGAAGAGTTAGTAAGATTGTATAAGAGAGATATTATTAATAATGGTAGTTTTATTATCGCTACTGGAAAAGGTTATCAATTAAATGGAATACGTAATTCGAGAGATCAAAAATGGTTTATCAATTTACAACTAGATTTAAATTCTACTAGTGATAGTTGCAATTATGAAAATGTAAGAATAGGTGAGGGAATTTATTAATGATTTACAATAATAAGGAAGTTAAATTAAATAATAAGAATTATAAGCGTAGAAGTGCTGATGGGATACCTGAAAATAATAGTTATAATGAAGGTATCCTGAGTAAGTTTATGAGTGATGGAAGCGTACCTGAGTATGTTTACAACAGTAAAGTAATTAAGTTATAGGAGTAAATAAAATTATGATGATAAATACATTTATTTTAGAATTTAAAAACAAAGAGACTCATTCAATTGATTTTTTAGAAAGGCTAACTACTGAAAGTAATTGTGTTATGATAGAAAAAAGATGGAGGTCAAGTATAAATAAGAATGTGGTTTATGACCATGCACCTTTTTGTAGTGATAACTTTAATATAGAGGTATCAATACAAGGGAGCCAAGAGGCTTTAGACTACATTGAATATTGTTTAAAGAAAGAACTAGATACAAAGAAACATTTAAATAAATGCTTAGAATTAAGTATGTAGTACTAATTTATTAATTATAGGAGTAAATAAAATTATGTATATATTTAGATAACTCGCAAATAAGAGAGTTCAAAGGTATAGATAAAGACGACGTACTAAAACAGATAGATAAAATGGTAGAAAATAAACAGATAAAATTCAGACAGTTTGAAACAATACAGGAAGCCTGTATATATAGATAAGATATTATTAGTTAGTAGTTAATATATAGGAGATAAGAACATGACTAAAATTAATGAATTGAAAAAAATACAATCTGAGTCAAGAAACGAACTAGAAATAGAAGTAATAGAAATAATATTAAACCAGGCTGGGGATGATATAGACTTAAAATCATGGTTAGAGAATTTATTAAGTCATGGATGTATATCTGGCATGGTTTCTGAGTTAGTGCATTATAATGATACACATGCTTTTTATAAAGAGTTCCTTGAGGAAATACATGAAGTAATACAAGATGATGAGGAGGAATCAGGAATTAGTATATTTTCTAATACTCAAGATAAGAACCCTTTATATAATTATTTAGCTTGGTACGGTTTTGAAAGAATAAGCCAAAAATTGTATAGTAGTTTATTTGAAAGTGAAGATGATTAAAATTGTAGTTAGTATAATATAGGAGTAAAGCTCATGAAAACTTTTTCAATCTTATTTATTATTTTCTTTCCAGGATTTTTAAAATTGTCAATGGAGGAAAATTACTGTTTCAGTCCTGTTATTGATATTCCTATGGTAGCAATGTTGTCAAGTATATGTTCAGGAATAGTAGTATTTTTAATTTATGGTATCTTTGGAATTATAATATAAAATTATAGGAGTAGTTAAACATACAGGAGTTTAAAATGGATTACATACAAGAAGAATTAAGAACGCAATTAGATAATTATGATTATTACCAAGAGGAAATAGAAAATACTGATTGTTACCAGGAAAGAATGAACTATGAATTAATGAAAAAAGTAACATTGGAAGAAATAAATAGACTAAGAGATATATTAGCTAAAGGAGTTTAAATAATGAATAAAGAATCACTAAAAAGCAATATTGAAATATTAATGTATGAACAGAATGAAATATTAAAAAAACATAATGAACTAATGGGAAATTTATTGTTATTAGTTATCAATAAGGAGCTAAGTAAATGAAAAGAGGACAATCTTTTATTGAGATGACTTTAATTCTAGTTTTTGTTTCAATAGCAGTATATGCATCTTATCAGACAATAGGATTAAAAACAGTAAATACTTTTAAAACTATAATAAACAAAATCAATGTTACTAATCAAGTAAAACCCGTTAGTAATTCAATAAGAGGTTTTAATCATGTCTGATTTAACTTGTGCTGATTGTGAATATGGGCACTGTAATTCCAAATGTAATGATTGTAAATATAATTGTGATAAAAAAGTTTGCATTAAAAATAATAAAAATCAAACAATGGTATCAGGTAAATGTTTTCATACTTGCGATACAAAATCATTTAAATGTGATAAATTTAAACAAACGGAATACTAACTCTAAAGACTCTCACTTGAGAGTCTTTTTTTTATTCGATAGTTTTATACCTAAAATATATTTAACTTATGCTCTTGGTCACATGAGTGGTCTTAGAATTGATTTACTGATAACTTTCTTTTGTACACAATTTAAAAGATTTAAACTTAAATAACTTTTATTAATATTTTTTATTTTAATAATTATTTTTGGATTCATTTTTTCACACTTTCATTATGTTAAATAAACGCTCTGGGTATTTATATTTTAAAAATATTATCTCTGACTTGGCTTCAAGATCTGTTTCAAGATTTACTATTTTATATTTATGCCAGTCGGGCAAGCCTCTGACTTTATATTCTATTTTATATTTCATTATTCAGCCCCTGTATTCAAAAATTCTGTCTTAGTTCCCGAATAATTGACTTTGTAAATACTATAATTGTTTGAATAAGTACCTGTTTTAGTATCAAAAAAAAGTTTAGCAGCCTTATTATCAATGCCGCCCATTCTTAATTTACGAATACAGCACCAAGTAGATCGCTTGGAATAATCTTTTAACTCCATATTGCCCTCATCATCTGGTGCAAGCATTATAACGCAAGTAGCTTCTTTTACTTTAGTTCCTGAACCGATAAATTCATCCATGGATGGAATAACTGGCTGTTCTTTAGATTGATACCCTTTTCTTAGATGTGATATAGCTATTACAGCGACTTTAAATGAGTCTTGAACATCCCTAATTGTTCTCATTAATTCGCTTATATGGTCATTATCGGACTCTTTACTATATTTGCTTACATAATCCAGGTGATCTAATATTATTAATTTTGATTCATTATTTTCTACTTCTTTTATTATATCATTTTTTAATGATTCAATATCATAATTTCTACGCCTGTTTATGATATTAATCCCCTCAAAAGCTTTTTTAGCATGATTTTCAGCAGTAATTAATAATGAATTGTTTATATCAAAATTACCGCTTGCGAAATCTCTTAGATTTAATTTATAATCACTAGCTAATTGCATATATTTATAATATGCCTTCTCTAAAAAGCAATCCCCTTCAAAGTTTTCAAGAGAGAACAAAGAAATTTTAGTTCCTATATCTCTATTTGATAAAGCTATTTGATTGGCAATACTGGTTTTACCTGCACCGCTTCTAGCACCTATAAGGATTAAATCGCCTTGTAATATGCCTCTGAGCTTATCATCAAGATACGATACTCCGAAATTGCCTATTCTCTTGTTATTGTCCATGTATTTTCTTAACATTTAATAAACTCCTTTCGATTTCAATAAATTATCTATCTCTGGCTGTTCTAAAGGCTCTGATATTCTTTGATTTAATCCGTTAATAATAAAATTAATTTCATTTGATTGCAAACCAACATCTTTCATCCACAAAGTATATCTAGCTAAAGTATGATTACGATTCCCATTGTTCAATTGATTAATTTTAAATATTCTATCCCAGTTATCAGGATTCAAAAATTCTGTTTTTTCACCATCAAATTTAATGGGTTTAAGCTTTGGTTTTGGTATTTGATAACAACATAACATTTTTTCTTCTGTATAAGCCTTGTCGTTACTTTCAATTATTTTGATAAAAAAAGGATTATCTTTATCTTTCATGTGCTTAGATGTTGGGAATCTTAAAAGCCTAGTAACGTCTGTACAAGCCTTATCAGCATTTAGTTTTTTTATTAATCCTCTCTCTATTTCTTTGTAATTTTCAAAAGTGGCATTAATTGCCCGCCAGTAGCAATGGTAACCTTTTTTAGTTTCAACAATGATAGATGGTTTTAAAGCTAATGATTTAATATTTAATAACATTGATTCTTTGCTACCTTCATCAATATCAGCAAGCCAGAAGTTTATTTTTTTAAGATTCTCAGCTTTTCTATTTCCTTCAAAATCGTTGACACAAGTAAAAATACCATAGCCTTGATTATTATATTCTATTATTTGCTGATAGGTTATTTCAAAAGCACCTTTTTTTTTCAATTCATTATCATAGTCATGTAGTGCAAATATTTTCATCGCATCAAATCCTCCAACTCTTGGTTTATATCAAGTTTGTTTGACATCTTAACATAAGTCTTATCTTTTTGTTCCCACGTTCTTATACAAGCCTTCCAGTCTTTAATTTTATTATTACCACGCATCCAGTTTGTTGATTCATAGTAATTATAAAAAGCCAATGGATTAATATTATTGTTTCTCTCTTTACAATAATTAATTATTTCTTCAACCACTGGTTTAGTAAATCTTTTCTTCTCTATATCTTTATCTAATTCTTTATCTATATCTAGAACGTCTTGTAAGTCGTTTTCAGACGTCTTAAAAACGACTGAATTTTTACAACATAATAATTTTTGTTTTTCATAATATGATCTATTTCTTAATTGTTTCAATAATTTTGATTGTTCCATGCCTTCAACATTCTGATGTTTTTCCCAGTTAGTTATTAAAATTGTTTCGGCATCGGTAATGGTTATTAATTTAAACTTAGATAAAACGCTAATTGCTAAGTTTATTGCTTGTTCATCCCTGTCCATAATAGAAGCCAGCATATTATTATTATATGGAATATCTATATCCATATAAATTTCTCCTCTATTGTTTATTTTACCAGCGATAGTTAAAAGTTCAAACCAGACTACAATAATCATATCACCACTAGGTAATTTTTTAATAATTTTAATTTTCTGGTCATCAAAGACATCTGTTGTCATTTTAATCCATTTAATTTCATTCATTTATTTTCCTTCCATATTAACTATTATAAATAGTATAACATTTATAATAAAATATTCAACTTTGTTAATTATTGTAAATATTAGGGTTTAATTTTATTACAAGATATGCTATATTAATAAGGTCAGATAAAAAGGAGAAAATCATGAATGAAGATATGACTGAAGATATGAATATCAATCAATTAACTGCATTTTATTTAAAATTAGGTACTATTGCAAGATATAATACTTTTATAAGGAGGGAGATAGTTGAATTACAAAATAAAATAATAATGCAAATAGGAATATTATATATAAATAAGGAGGAGGAGGAATAATGGATGAATTAGAAATGTATGATCCATATTATGTGGATTGCCAGGGTGATGATATGAATAGTCAAGAAATATGGATTAATGAAGAAGAAGAATATATAGATAACAAAAATAAGGAGATATATTATGAAAGCTTATGATTATTATTTAGACAAAATAACTGATGAATACAATATGTATTGTATTCCTATTATGGATAAAGAAGGCAATATAATTAATTGCCCAGAATGTGAAAATAAATGTGAAGAATATGAAGAAGAAGGAGAATAAAAATGGATAAAATAACAGGCTACAAAGGATTTAATAAAGATTTTACGTGTAATGGTTTTCAATTTGAAATAGGAAAAGATTATGAGCACAAGGGAAAAGTAGAGCCTTGCTCATCAGGATTCCATTTTTGCGAATATCCTTTAGATGTTTGGAATTATTACGGCGATATTGTCAACAATAAATATGCAAAAATTGAAGCCTCAAAAACAATAAAAAAAGAAGGTAATAAAAGCTGTACAAACAATATTTTAATTATTAAAGAATTAACTTTATCTGACTTAGTAAAAGAACAAATAGAATTAATGAAAAATTTTACAAATGATAAAAATACAGAAAATAATAGCGGTAATTATGCAAAAATAGCCAATAGTGGTGATTCTGCAAAAATGGCCAATAGCGGTTATTCTGGACAAATGGCTAATAGCGATAATTCTGGACAAATGGCCAATAGCGGTAATTATGCAAAAATGGCTAATAGCGGTAATTCTGGACAAATAGCCAATAGCGGTAATTATGCAAAAATGGCTAATAGCGGTAATTATGGACAAATAGCTAATAGCGGTAATTATGGACAAATGGCTAATAGTAGTGATTATGCAAAAATGGCTAACAGTGGTAATTCTGGAAAAATGGCCAATAGCGGTAATTCTGGACAAATGGCCAATAGCGGTAATTCTGGACAAATGGCTAATAGCGGTTATTATGAACAAATGGCCAATAGCGGTAATTCTGGACAAATGGCTAATAGCGGTTATTATGGAAAAATGGCTAACAGTGGTAATTATGCAAAAATAGCCAATAGCGGTAATTCTGGACAAATAGCCAATAGCGGTAATTATGCAAAAATGGCTAATAGCGGTAATTATGGACAAATAGCTAACAGTGGTGATTATGGACAAATGGCTAATAGTAGTGATTATGGACAAATGGCTAATAGTGGTGATTCTGGACAAATGGCTAATAGCGGTAATTATGGACAAATGGCTAATAGCGATAATTCTGGACAAATGGCCAATAGCGGTAATTATGCAAAAATGGCCAATAGCGGTTATTGTGCAAAAATGGCCAATAGCGGTTATTGTGGAAAAATGGAATCTACAGGGGAAAATTCTATACTTGCTGGTATAGGTATTCAAAACAGAGTTAAGGCTATAAAAGACAACTGGATTGTTTTAATAGATTATCAATATTTAGACGATGAATGGGAAATAAAAGAAGTTTATCGGGCAAAAGTCGGAAAACATAAAATTAAGGGCGTAAAAATTATGCCTGACATATGGTATTGGCTTAAAGACGGTATTCTTATGCAAGAAAAATAGAATGGATATAATAAGATGATAAAAAACTCAATGAATGATGACATTAATGCATTTGGTGTTTATAATATAAATGGAAAGTTTTTAAAAGAAATAAAAAATACTAGTTGCTATAATCATCAAATAGTACAATTACATCATTTTATAAAAAAACAACATTATTCTAAGAACCCTCAGTGGTTCTTAGAGAGAAAAATAAAACAAAAGCTTATACTTCTACCAATAAGTTTACATTATGACCTCCATAGCGGAATGAGTGACCTTAGATTTAAAGAATTATATAATATAGGCAGATGGGATTTATTGTTTTCACGTAAAAATTATATAAAGGAGAATTAAATGAATTATACAACACAAATAGAAGAATTATTGGAACAAAGGGCAGATGCTTTAATAAAAAAGCATGAGCATAGAGAATCATTTTCTAGAACTACAGCACAATTAACTACATTAATGGCTAAATATATTGATAAAAGTTCTGCAAGTTTTGAAAATAAAATTCAGTTACTTTTAAAAATTAAAGATATTGAAAATGAAACCTTAGAACTTAATGAATCGTTTCAAATGGATGAAGTTTATTTCAAAAAATATAGAGATTTGGACCTATTTTATAAAGATAAAATTATCGAGCTTCAATCAAGACGAAAAAACGAATCAAATTACGGAATGTAACAAAATATTATAAAAATATTTAAAAACATTATTAATCAGTTATAATGAAATAGTAGATAAAAAAGGAGAATCAAATGGTAAAAGCTACTTTAGTTAAATCAACACCTTATTCAGATAAATTCGGTTCTGGTATAGAATTTATATTTAATTCAGAAGAAATAGGAGAATATAAAACTAAAAAAAATCAAGAATATTTAACGAAAGAAAAAAATATGTTCTTAGTTGATCTTGATTTAGGCTCTTTTGTAGAATTAGCTCAAAATCCACAAGGGGCTGGTTATTTTATTAATAAATCCAAAGAACAGCCAGTGAAACAAATAATCGAGAAAAAAAAATCCATAGAATTTGAAATGAAAGACCCGCAAGGCGTTTTTTCAGAAGAAAAAGTTGATTTAAATATTAAATTTGATTATGCAGAAAAAGCATTTAATAAAGCTTTTGATATCGTACGAAATAAATTAGAGATAAGTGGATTAATTGGAAAAACTCTAGATGATTCTCTTTTTAAGGGTGAAGATATTAGAACAATGATAAATACAGTTTATATGAGTTTAAAATAAAGGAGATTATTATGTCAATTAAAGGTTATAAAATATTTGATTCTGATTGGAAATGTAGAGATTTTCAATATAAAATGGGTGAAACTTATGAAATAAAAGAAAAACCTGTTTTGTGTGAAAAAGGATTTCATTTTTGTATTGATATATTAGACTGTTTTAAATATTATGATTGTGTTCGATGGAATCACATTGCTGAAGTAGAAGCTATAGGAGATTGTACGAAATCTAAAGATGGCTGTACTAAAATTGCAACAAATAAAATAAAAATAATAAAAGAAATAGAATGGAATGAAATTAGTACTATAGCTAAGTCTTATGGTGTTAATTCGTCTGATGGTGTTAGCTATTCTGAGGGTGTTAGCTATTCTAATGGTGTTAATAAGTCTAATGGTGTTAGCTGTTCTAATGGTGTTAGCTATTCTGATGGTGTTAGCTATTCTGATGGTGTTAGCTGTTCTAATGGTGTTAGCTATTCTGATGGTGTTAGCTATTCTGAGGGTGTTAGCTATTCTAATGGTGTTAATAAGTCTAATGGTGTTAGCTGTTCTAATGGTGTTAGCTATTCTGATGGTGTTAGCTATTCTGAGGGTGTTAGCTATTCTAATGGTGCTAATAAGTCTTATGGTGTTAGCTATTCTAATGGTGTTAATAAGTCTTATGGTGTTAGCTATTCTAATGGTATTAGCTATTCTGAGGGTGTTAATAAGTCTAATGGTGTTAGCTATTCTGAGGGTGTTAATAAGTCTTATGGTGTTAGCTGTTCTGAGGGTGTTAATGAGTCTTATGGTATCTCAAATTGTTATGCAGTAGATAATGCATTATTTTTAGCAAATAAAAAAAGAGTATATACAATTTTTGGAAAAGAAGTGGATGAAGAATATTTTAATAAAGTTGATAATAATTTTAAGAAAAATTTAAATAACTGGACACCTGTATTTAATAATTTAAAATCACTTTATATAAAATATGGTTCTGAATGGAAATTAACGCCAGTTAATAGAGCCAATGAAATCAAAAAAGAAGATGCGTGGAAAGGCATGCCAATAGCAGCAATTAATTATATTAGGTCTATTCCTGAATTTGATGCAGAAATGTTTTTTGAAATAACAGGTATAAAAATATGATTAAATATTTTGTGGGAATAGATGGAGCATCTACAGGTGCTATTGCTATTATAGACAATGAATTAAATATAATAGATGTAATGAAATATTCACAAGATGATTTAATGTTAATGTATCATTTTTTAAAACCTTATGCTATACATGGAAGATGCGCAGTAGCCATAGAAAAACCTTTTAGAAATCCAATGATTGGCATGGAGAAAATATTTCAAATTGCTGGACAGTATGAAATGCTAATGACAATATTAAATATACCTTTTTCATGGGCTGAGCCAAGAATAAATATGAAAGAAGCTTGGCAAAAAGAATTTAATTTTAAATGTTTAATCGATAAAGAATATAACAAAGAATTAAGAAAGACTAAAAAGCTCAGAGAAGCCCTTAAAAATGAATCAATTGCAATCTGTAATTTATTATTTGATGATAAAGCTGATAAGTGGTTAAGAAAACCAGTGAAAAATAGTAAAATTGGTAAATTATGTAAAGCCGATGATAATATCTCTGATGCATTGTTATTAGCTGTTTACAAAGAAAGGATAAATAAATGATTAAAAAAACTGGATTATGTTTAACTTGTACAGATTTAACCAATAATGAAAAAATCACCATTCATAATATTATTCAAAAAAGTGAAGAATTGTTTGGAAATCAGATACAAATAACTAAAAGCAATAGCGGTAAAAATATATTTTATATTAGCTGTAATGATGAGAATATATTAAGAAGTGTGGCTTTAACTTTTGATATAATGAATGAAGAAATTAAATTTTTAGAGAAATGTTATGCTGGATAAAACAGAAGAAGCCAAAGAAATAATGATAGTATGTATTAAAGAATTAATACAAAGAAAATTAAAAAATAAGAATTTAAAAAAAATGTTGTTAAAAGAAAATAATTTTATAGAAAGTGAGAATTATGAGCGAAAAGATAACAATAATACATTCTGAGAAAAATCCATACGTTAAAAAGTTAGAAACTGAAAATACAGATTTAAAACAACAGCTTTCGGATGCGGTGAAAGTGATTGAATTTTGCAATCCTGCTTAAAATGCTACAAGTAATTGCGATTGCCGTGATTGTCAAATAGCTAAAGACAAAGCTAAACAGTTTTTACAATCTCTAAAAGAAAAGGAGATAAACGAATGATAGGAAAATATAAAACCATAACAGCCGAGCGAGATAAGAAAATTAAAGACATTAAATGGCTTGAAGAGCATCTTGATAAATTTATGGAATTATCGGGACATCCCAAGGGACCAAATGATACTGAATCAGTAGAAAAAGCTCTGGATTATTTTACGGAATATATAGATAAAGCAGATATACTCACAACCGAGAGGGATAAATATAAAACAGCTTTAAATATAATTTCAGAGAATAGACTATATTGTAGTGATATTAAATGTTATCAATGCGATTTTAATTGTGCATCGAGCCAGTGTTTAGAGGAACATCGACAACAAAAAATAAAAATAGCAAAACAAGCTTTGGGGGGGAATAATTGAGTTTAACGTATTCAATCAATCAATATGATTCAGACGGGGATTCTTTCGATGACTGTATTTTAATTCATAATAAGGGTGATAATTTTATTTTGAGATTTGAAAATATACTCGAATTACGGAAGTTTAAAAAACAATTAATTGTGTGTATAGAACAAATTGAAGAGGAAACTAAATGACAAATAAATCAAATGGTGTATTAGGTATTAAATATGATGAAGGAAAACCAAGATTATGTAATATGTTAAAAGGTTTTTATGATGGATTGATAGCATTATCAGAACTTTATAATTTTGGTGCTTTAAAGCATGGTTCTGAAAATTGGAGATTAGTTGAAAGAAATCGTTATCTGGAAGCATTAACTAGGCATTTATTCTTATTAAACAATGGTGAGATTATAAACACAGAAGTTTATCAAGAAAAAGAATATAAATTTCATCATTCAATACATATAGCTTGGAACTCATTGGCTTTATATTGGTTTGATACTATTAAAATGGAGAATGGAGAATGAATAATGATAAGTATTATTTATTTTATTTTGGCAACAATATCTTTTATAGCTGCTACTTTTACTCATGGATTACACCAAACAGATTTTTATATTTTCTTTGCTCTTTATTTAATATTAAATCGTTTAGAACAATGAAATATAATTTATTATTAATATTAACTTATTTAACAGAGGTTGTTTACGCCATAGTCGGAATAATTCATGAGAATATACTTGATTTTTTACAGAAATGTTTTATAATGAAAAATATAGAAGCCAAGAAAACAAATAGAGTAGATGTTTATTTATAAGGAGAACAAATGTCAACAATTATTTTCATTACAGCTCTTTTATTAGCCATGATTTTTGGAGAATATCTTATTTTGTTAGAGATAAGTAGATTAAAGAAATAGGAGAATGACATGGAAATATATGCAAACAATGAAACATCTTTTTATGTAATTATTAGAAAAACTGACTCAAGATTATTTAAACACTATACCAAAGAAGACGCAGTAAAAGAAGCCAAGAGATTAGCAAAGCATGAGCAAGATACTTTCTTTGTTTTAGAAACAGTTGAAGCTCACGTAAATGTACCCAGGACAATGAAAGTAGGGTTACAATCAATAAATTATGAACCTGATGATGTCAAGTTAGACCCATTAAGACATTATTAAACAAAAAAACCTCTGTTAATTACAACAGAGGTTTTTTATTATTTATAGTTTTTGACGGCTTCTAATCTTGCTAACCATCCTGCTAAGAATTTAGTTTGAGTCTTATCTGTAGCATATCTTTCATATAATACTTTTCTTAAATTATAAAATGAATCAAAATTTCCTTTACTTTCAATATGTAATATCTTGGCTGTATTAACACCTAAATTAACAGCAGAGTCGAAAACCATTAAACTAAGTCTAAAATCATTAATTTTATCAGCTCCAGAGGTCAACCAGTAGTTCTTATAATATATCTCTGATACTTCACTATCAGTTATTCCTTTTACGCTCTGAATGGGCTTACTGTTTATCCTACGATAAGCATTATAAGTAGATTGAGTTATACCATGATTAGTGGCTCCACCCTTATCGTCTTTATTATCAGAAAATCCACCTTCAGCTTTTAATACAAATTGTAATGCTTTATTAAAATTATCCATTAATTAGTTCCCTATCTTTAAAGTATTCCTGTAAATCTGCTGGCGTTATAAGAGAATAAGGTATTTTAAACTCATAACATATATCAAATGACTCAGAGCATGCTGCTACATATTCACTACAGACCATCCCGACGGCAGCAGGAATTTTTAATCCCATTAATCTATCACCCACATCATCGGCAAGTTGTGTAAATGAATAACCAGGATTAAATTTAACATAGTATTCAAGTCTATTTATGTTTAATGGATATTCATAAATTAATAAAGGATTTTTATTATCTCTGTTGTATTCTTCTACGGAATATTTTCTAACACCATTCCATTTAGCATGGCTCTCATATATATTATTGTTTGCTATTGCAAAAGCATGGCTTGCTAATTTTTCTATTGGAATATCATTATATACTTTATGTTGTATTTCTTGTATTGCTTTAGCTATTAAAGAATTTCCAATCTCAAGACATACATACTGTTTGTTGATATTCAATTTAGAGGTATCTATAAGAGTCATAAAGCCTCCTTTGCTATTAACTAGATACAAACACAAAGGACACTTTTTTAAGTGTCCTTTAAACTGATTCTATGAGTTACTTGTTTTATCATTTGGTAGTATTTCTATAAAATCTTTACATAAGGGTCTTATTTTGGTATCATCTAGGAACTCTGAATAAGATTGGTTTTTATCTGGAATACTTTTGTACCTATAACATAAACTTTTCTTTGGACAAAGACTAGATGCACACATTTTAAAGTTTGGCATTTATTCTCCTTTTCTTATGCTATTATATCATTTAAATCTATTGGAGCTAAAGCTAAAGTTTCTATTTCTTCATTTTTTCTATGTTTATAGTTATTTAGAGCATATTGAATATCAGCATAATTATAGTAGATTTGTTTAGTTCCTTTAAAACGATAAACTATTTCTTCCATTAATCACCGCCCATAAATTAATCTATTAAACCAATTATCTTTCTTATAGAAGTTACACCATTCAAGTGGCTGTGTGGTTTCTAATCTAACCATTGGTGTATCTGTTGCTAACATACAGAGTGCAATACATTTATCAAGATACAAACAATTGTTACATAAGTCGCAGTCGCAGTTAATATCGTAAAAATTCCCAAACTCATCATACTCTATAAACACTTTATTCCTTTCTATATCACTACACTGAATATTACATTATTTTTATGAAGTTTTGTAGCACTTTTTGCATTATAAGATTGCAATTCTTTTATAATGTCATATCCTTCAATGTCATCTACGTTTTGTAAGTCTATAACAATTCCATCTCTGGATTTATTATCATAAAAAATATAAATATTTTGAGAGGCTCTTCCTACCAATCCAAGTTCTTGTTCGTTATATGTGTTAGAGCCGCAGAGGGAAGCACTACGAGCTGAATAATTACTAACGTTTGCACAGTGCACATGACCATAAATAATGTAATCAATTATAGTTCCTTTCTGAGCATAAGCTCCGAATTTTAACTGAACTGCTGTTTGTGTATTATTTTTGGTTAATGATCCATCGCCATGAAGTAAAACTATATTTTGCCCCACAATATTAATAAGTTTTTCTTTATTACTTCCAGTGGCAAAAGTTATCCCTTTACTCTCCATAAATTGTATTTTGAGCATATTTTCAATTACAGAATCAAAATTATCGGAAGCAATTATTTCAGAATAACTATGTTCTTTTTCTATTCTTGATTCATTACCAGTAACAGAGGCAATCATAATATTAAAATCTTGATTTAAGTCAAGTATAAATTGTTTAAGCAAAAAGAAAGCAAGTACGGAAGCATTAGCTCTATTTGTAGCTTGATTTAATAATTCATCCAATCTTCTATTAGAGTTCAATAAATCGCCTGTAAGGGCTAATAAAATATTGTTGATACCAAGTGCCTTAAAGTATATTTTAGATTTAATAGCGAGCAACTTAAGACGCTTAGAAGCCACATTAAAATCATATCTATTGCCAACAATATCAATAAGTTCATTAAAGTGAGTATCAGATAATTGGATTAAACCGCATGTTTTTGTGTTTAATTCTTCATGCTTTAAGGTAATACATCTTTGTTTTTTGAGGGCTTCAATGAGTTCTTTGTTATAAGCTTCAAAAGCATTAGAAACACGAGCTGATTCCCTAAAAGCTTTTCTTTCTATTCTATTAATATCTGCATACTTTTGAGTTTGATACTTGTAATCAATATTCTTTTCAACAAGCTCTTTATCAGCTATTTCTTTACCTTGTTGCCTTACTTGTTTAAATACAGCTTCTATTGAACTTTTAGTATATCCTTCTGGAATACCATCTTGCATTTTAAGCCTGAGATCATCTCTTGTCTGGATGCCATTAAAATAAGATAAGTCCATATATTCTCCTTATGTTAACTACCGCCTTAATTATTTAATTCTATAGTATTCTCAACTTGGTTTCCAAACACATCCCAGTCATCATGTGATTGCCTTGCAAACATCTCTAATCTTGGTATATCACCATAAAGTTGTACAATTCTGTTTCTTGCTTCATCTGGTTTTTTGCTATGCTCTTGTCGTGGTGAAATTATAATACTTGAAATGGAATTACTCACTGGTTTCATCTTACCCTTAATACCAAGTAAACATACTTCCGCATTGGATTTTGTATAGTATCCTACTCCAAAAAAAGGTTTATTATTTCTGGGATTTGTTTTAACCCATGTAAATCCTACAGTCTTGTATTTAAATCCCCAGTGTTCAAAAAGTTTAATTTGTTCGTTTAGATAAGGAAAAGTACACCACATAAATAATGCGCAATTTACATCAGATAATTCATTAATAGGCAAGTTTTTTATCTCTTGCATAGTCATTAAATCATAATGACCGCTTGCTCCTCCCCTAAATCTAGTTTTATGATTAGCCCTAGGATTATATTTCCAGGGTGGATCAGCATAAATAATAGAATATTTTTTCATATTATTTCCTTATTTATCTACTATTTAAATACTATCATAGATAAATAGATAAGTAAATAATACTTATTCCAAATGTTACGATTAGTAAATACAATACTTCAAGTTGCATTATGGACACCCTTTAAACATTTTCAAAAACATGTCTATTATTCTGTTCTCTGACTCAGTAATACGTTCTGGAATAGCATCAATCTTACTCTCTAATTTGTCTATTATTCCTTCAATAGAACAAATTTCTTTATCAAATACATCTTTCAAAACATATAAGCTTAAATCTTCATTTATTTTATTTATTTCATTCATTAAATCATCATGAGTTTTTATTGATTTATTATTTAATTCTTCTTTATAATGTTCAATTATTTCAAATTTAGCCAATTTATCTTGTTCATATATTTTAATTGGTACATAAGATGTTTGTAGGTATTTTTTAAGAGCATATCCTATTACAAAAATTATTCCTATTGCAAATATTACAACAAGCGGTAAATTTCTAATTATAGTTCCAAAAATTACACTAATTATTGCTGATTCCATGAGTTATTTTTCCTTTAGATATTCTATAACACAATCTACTTTTTTATGCAAAAGAAGTAAAGAAAGTTCACTACGTTTATTTACTTCAGAATCTTGTCGAGTATCCCAAATCAACTGTTCCATTATTCTATTACCTCCCTGCTGAATGAAGATATTTCCGTAGATAGCCCATAAAGATATAACCATAGTATAAAGCATATACGGATAAGGATCAAAAGCTACTTGTTTAATAGAGTTAAACCCTAACCAAATAATTGTAATTGCAGTAAACCAATTAAACCAACACCAAGAACCTAAAAAGCTTGTGACTTTATCAGTTATTTTTTGACCTATAGTTAAAGCTTGTTTTGGTGGGATTATATTTACCTGACAGGAAAGTTCTCTAATCTTTTCATCTAAAATTTCTTTATATTCTTTACTCATTGAATTAATTTCCTTAACTCTATGGCTTGATTTTCAACATCTTGTATTTTCTGAAAAGCTACTGTATGAAGTAATGTAGGATTGTTTAAAGCAAATTCTCTTTGATAGCGTGTAGAAATTGACTGGAAGTCTAAATCACTAAGTTGCTTATAGATACCACTATTTATTACTTGATTATTAATGTTATTTTTGTCTGCATAATCCTGTAATTCTTGCAGAGTAGGCTGAGGAATATCAGTAATATTCCATTCTTTTATATAATCCCCATTGTCATCGGAATCATTTTGTATCCGAACATCTTTCCTGAAATCCAGAGAACGTCCTACATATTTTTCTATCGTGTAACACAAATTATCCATTATTTATCCCTTATGCCGAATGTATTGAAAAAAAAGAAAGAGTACTATTGAGTGCTACTGCACCACCAGAGTTTTGATAAGCATACACTTGAAAATAACCTCCAGTTGTAACTTGTACCCATTTGCCTATCATGATAGAAGTACCAAAACCATTAGCAGCTTGTATCTGTTCGCCGCATAAAGCAGCTCCATTGTAGTAGATATCTACTACCCTGCCACCTGTTGCATTTGACCCATAATACAGGTCTACCTGTACGAATACTTCTGTAACTCCAGCTGGTACAGTCCATTTGTAATTACCTGCCGTATTTGTGTAAGCGGAATAAACGTCAGTTCCTACGGTACTAAAAGCACATAAAACATATGTAGTATTCGCTATACTTTGATTTGTGCCTAATGCAGCAGAAAAAACCTCTCTTAATGCACCTTGTTTAGTAGTATCAGAAGCATGTATATGATCTGCTCTTGCTACAGTAGTTAAAGAACCCACAGAAGCAGTACTATTCATTTTTATATTAGATGCAGATGTTTCA